TCTGGCAGTGCGTCTAAGATTTCAGCAATGCGAGAACGATTTCCTTTTTGACCTTGCTCTTTTTTGATGTCATCAAAAAGCGATCCCATGGGAGACTCCTTACGTAGGTGTATAACTATAAACTGTATCATGTACAGTTCACTGTATTGTACATTGTCAGGTACTTTCTTATGACAAACTTGTGGTATTATGTTGCCCCTAACGCCGTCACGTTTAGAAATAAAAATGCGGCTAAGTTAGAAAAACAATGAAGCCTGTTGTTATAGTGGCGTTGTCACAAATATCACAAATGTGCAAAAACGCACTTTCTCCCAAGACAGAAGCAATAATGAAGTCAAACGAAATCGCTAAACGATTAAGTATAAGAAAAGTTGCAATGCTTCACGGCATTCCTCCGCGTGTTGTATCACGCGCAGTTGCGCAAGGTGAGTTGCCTGCTATACGAACTAAGACTGAAACAGGTCGCGATCGAGTTTATATTTCATACGAAGATGCGCGAGCATGGGTGTCGTCACTTCAAAATGAAATGACTGCTGCCAGATGAGCGCATGGGATAAGGCGACAGGTAGACTCGGAGCAGCGGCGGGATGGTACGCGAGTAGCGGTTGGAAGGTTCTTCCGTGCTACGGTATCGTTAACGGACGTTGTACGTGTGGTGGAACTCACACTGAACCTAAGGACGTTGGTAAACACCCGAGCATTCCAGAGTGGAACGTTCAATCAACGAACGATCTCAGTGTTATTGCTCGTTGGTGGCCAGAAGGCGGCGAACAAAACGTTGCTGTAAACTGTCGCCCAAGCGGATTCTTTGTAATTGACATTGACCCTCGTTCCGGTGGCCCTGATTCGTTTGAAAAGTTTGAGTCACTAGTCGAAGGCGCGCTTCCACCAACTGTTGAAGCAATCACCGGTGAGTATTCAATGGGCGGGAAAATTCAACGCGGTCGCCACTTGTTTTATAAGTGTGCAGAAGACGAACAGCTTGTCGGTAACCTTAAAAAATCTGGTCTTCCCGGCGTCGACATCAAGCATAACGGATATGTTCTCATCACACCATCACGACACTTTTCTGGTGTTTGTTATGAATGGGTCGAAGGTAAAGCACCCTGGGAAATCGAAATGGCCGAAGCGCCAGAAGAACTCCTCGCAGCGCTGCGCAAGCGCGGTCGACGTGCAGAGACTGCTTTAGGTGAAGGCGATTGGGGTTTTCTTGACTCGATGGATTTTGCCGGTGAACGCGTTGACGTCGATCGTCTTCTTAAAGAAGGTATCGATGAAGGCTCACGAGCAGTTGATATTTACTCGCTTGCTTGTGCTCTTGCTAATAAGTTTCCAGTAAACACTGAAGCAGGTAAGCTTGCAGTTGAAACGATGATGATTCGTTTTAATGCTGAAAAGGTTCGCCCACCGTTGGAGCTTGAAGGCCCTGGTGGACTGCTGATGCACGTCCGTCGTGCAATCGATTTTGTTGTTGAAAATCCTAAGACTGAACGCCTGTGGCCAGGCCTGAAAGAATGGGCTAACAAGTCTACAGAGGAGAGTCGTGCAACATTGGCAGGAACACAGTCGAAACAGCCGCAGCAGCAACAGCCTGTCGCGTACACGTCAGTTTCTTCTTCCCCGCTCCCTGGCACAATTGGTGGCTCTGTGCATAGTTCTATGGTTGACGGCGATTCGCTTGCATCCGCGACTAGTCTCAATAACATCGACGTTCCGCTCGACACTGATGCACTATCTGAATCGGAAGGCGGCGAGCCAGGAAAGCGAAGTCTTACTGATACTGGTAATGGACGACGATTGGTCGACTCCTTTGGCCCAGCAATTAGGTATACACCAGGGCTTGGTTGGTTTCACTGGGATGGCGGATATTGGAAGCCTGACGTTGAGAGTCTCGAAATGCGGGAGCTCTCTAAAAAAATCGCGCCAATCGTTGCAAGCGAAGTGGTTCACTATCTTGACGACGCTGACAAGCAGTCGGAAGTAATACGCTGGGCGCAACAAGCAAAATCTAACTCTCGAATTAATGGCGCAATTGAAAGTGCAACATCTGATCCCCGTGTGCAAGTAAACGTTGAAGCATGGGACAGCGATGAAACACTTATGGGCGTGTCTAACGGTGTGATCGATTTGCGCACTGGCGAACTATTGCGTGGGCGGCCTGATCTTTACATCACGCGCCGTGCTCCTGTTGCTTATAATCCTGGAATTCGCAATGTTCGCTGGGAGCAGTTTATTGACTTTGCAACTGGCGGAGATAAAGAATTGCAAGAATGGTTGCAAAAAGCAGCGGGATACTCTCTCACTGGTTTGCGTACATACGACATTATGTTTTTAGTTTACGGTCCTGCTGGCTCTGGTAAAAACACTCTTGTTGAAGCTCTTGTGAAAGCAATGGGAACATCACAATACGCATGGCCTCTTGACTCGAGTATCCTCGCGCAAGGCGATGGTCAAGCGCATGGATCAGATCTTTACCACTGGGCTGAGCTTCGTGGACGTCGCATGGTGTGGGTTGACGAATTGCCAGAGTCTGAACGCATGAAAGAAAACTCAGTTAAAAAACTTACAGGTTCTTCTGAAATCTCTGCGCGTTCGCCTGGTGAAAAGCCGTTTACGTTCCAATCTCGTGCTAAGCTTTGGATTACAACAAACCACCGTCCAATTATTTCTGATGATGCTATGTGGCGCCGCATCCGTCCTGTACCAATGACACACGTTCCTGAAAACCCAGACCCGGACTTGAAGCACTACCTATTCGATCCTGAAGGTGGATTGCCGGCAGTTCTGTCGTGGGCCGTTGAAGGTGCAATTAAACTGCTCGGCTCAAGTGCGCGTGACGCGCTGGGCTGGTGTTCAGTTGTTAGTAACGCCGCTGAGATTTACCGCAAAAACGAAGATCGCATTGGGTTCTTTTTAACAGAAGAAACAAAAGAAGCAGACGGTGCGTCTACTCCAATTAAGTCGCTGTATGCCGTATACCGCGTGTGGTCTGAAGAGCGAGGAGAACGGCCAATGACTCAGATCGCGTTCCAGCGTAAGTTAAGCGAGCGCGGCCTTGACATTAACGGTGTTGGCTCACGAGCTGAAATCAAAGACAGAATGCTCATGCCTCGCTCAGTGTCGACAGGAGAAGTTGACTGGGGAATCGCTACAAGGTTCGCTCGTTGAAAATTGTAGATTTCTTTACCTGCCGTAACGTTATTAAGCTTTACGGCACTGATGGTAAGAAGTTCGCGACTCTGCGTTTAAATGACGAAGAGTTTGAGGTTGTCTTAACTGCAGCTAAACTTGGCAATGAAACAATTGAAGAGTTTATAGTCGGACTGCTAGCATCGGTGGCAGACGATCAAAAAAACCTTTAAAAGATTTGGTGTTTTAACAGCATTCAATGTAGTGTGCTAGTTGAGGAGAAATACTTATGATCATTCTTATTTATGGACTACCAGGAGCTGGAAAGACCGCACTAGCAGAAGAACTTGTAGCTCGAACCGGAGCAATTCATCTTAATGCAGACGCTGTGCGTGCTGATCTTAGTAGTGACCTAGGATTTACAATTGCAGACCGTCTAGAGCAAGCACGCCGTCTTGGTGCAATTGCACGACTTATTAGCTCTCAAGGAAAGATTTGCATTGTTGACTTTATATGTCCAACAAAAGAAACTCGTAAGATGTTTGGCAAAGCTGATTTTACTTTTTGGGCAAGTCGAGTCTATGAAGGTCACTATGAAGACACTAATCGCATGTGGGAAGATCCCTCTAAAGACGAGTACGATATAAAAATAAACCTTGGTCTTACTGTCAAACAAGAAGCCGATCTTTGTTTTGACTTTATGGAAATTCCTTGTTGGAAAACGCCAACAACACTGATGCTTGGGCGCTATCAGCCGTGGCACGCTGGTCACATGGCACTGTACGACGAAGCACGCAAACGTGGCAACCAAGTTGTTATCGGAGTACGTGACACAGGTGGAACTTCAGAAAAAGATCCATTTGAGTACGCCAAAGTAAAAGAGCTAATTTTAGAAAGTATGCCGACCGCTTTTGTTATGATGATGCCGAACATTACGCACATTGTCTACGGGCGTGACGTCGGCTACAAAATCGAAAAAGTCGAACTAGGGCAAGACATTGAGGCTATTTCAGCCACGCAAAAGCGCGCCGAGATGGGTATTTAGACACGCTTTAATATGACAAATAAATCTTTCAAAGATTTGGCGTTTTTGCAACGTTCAATGTAATATGTTGAGATAAGGCGTGACGCTTTTTGGGAGAGGAGCGTCATTGGGGCCGGGATCGGAGTGGCGCATACTATTGAATGCGTTGCTCTCCCGGCTCCTTTCCTTTTTATTCGACTGACTTGTCTTTGAGGTTATTGACAAGTTTATGCACAGTCGCAGCAAACCACTTGCCGCCATGAACGGTAGGCACTCCGTCTTTATTGAGACGCTCTGCAATTTTGGAATATGACATTCCTTTGGCGCGGTAGCCGATTATTAGTTTTCTAGTGTCATTCGGAACCTTAGTCTTTGGGCCAAGATCTACGCCCCACTCTTTACCGCGCTCACGTCTGTCCTTGTGAACGTCTTTCTGACGTTCCGCAATGATTGCTCTTTCCATTTCCGCTAGCGCACTCATCACCGTCACAACGAAACGTCCTTGGTACGTTGCAGTGTCGAGGTTGAGGTCGAGCATGACAATGCGCCAATCATTCTTATTTGCTCTATCAACGATGCTTAAGAAATCCTGAGTCGATCTTGCGAGTCGGTCAATGCGCGTCACAAAGAGTGCAGCAGCATTTCCGCTGTCAAGACGTTCGAGTGCTTTTTTAAGAACGGGACGCCCTTGGATTGACTTACCAGATCGTCCTTCTTCGCGCAAAAGCTCGACTTCGGTGAATCCCGCAAGCTCCGCTGCACGATACAAATCTCGCTCTTGCGCACCCAGGGACATACCGTCGTTAACTTGCATTTGCGTCGACACACGGGCGTAGAGCAAGGCAATTTCTTTGCGCGTACTTTTTGCGCTCATTATTTGATTAGTTTTGGATTGTCAATGACAGGTCTATTCCAGTATACTGACCAGTCTGCATTTGGATCTACGTTTGGAATAACAGGTGCTAAATTCATGCTCACAACTAGCCGTGGTTCGTCAATACTATGTCTAGCAGTCATGTGCGTTAGGTAAGAATTAAATATGACAAGCTTTCCTTTTTCAGCCTTTACTGGTACATTTGTTTGCATAACTCCACACCAGTTTGCAGAAAAAATAAGCTCAGCTGATCCTTCCGGTGCCTGCGGGTAGTACGCAACAGAATAAAACTCTTCAGGGTGAACGTGTGAGTTTGAGTGATGACTGTGCGCGATTACACTTTGATTTTTCACAAGCTTAACCGCCCACATATCGTCAATTTTGTAGTCGCGGTTAGTCATCTGTTTAACAGTTTGGAGAATGGCAAACTCGAGCTTAGTTATTTCTGGCGTCACTGGCATAACGAGGTCTTCGTGTTGAACAAATCCTCTACTTATCCAGCCATACTCTGGCGACTCTTGTTCGATCCCGACGGCGTATAGCTCGATGTCTGATGCAACCTGGTTGTGGTCGATGTCGTTTAGCTGCGCAACATGAACGATCTGTGACACTATCGAAACGCTGTCAATTTGTCTATTCATAGTAAAACGTGCCTTTGTCTAATGCAGTCGGTGGCACGTCTTTGCACCATACATTAACTACAAGTACTTGTCTAATTCCAGCCTTTGCTGGCGTGGTTGCGTGTAAGACGTGACCAGAGTCAAAAATGACTAAGCGGTTTCCTTTATACGCTATTCTTTCTCTGTCTTCTACTGTTCCTTTTACATTGTCGATGTTTTCTCGTTCGAGCACTGCGTGGGCGCCGTCGATAAAAGGTGGAACCGCGGTATGGAGTTCAATAAATCCTCCCTGCGAGTTATCGATTCCATAAAACACACATCCTGTGTACGGCCCTTGAAACGTCTTACTTTCTTCATACATAAAAGTATCTTCGTCGACGTGGAGATCGAGATACTGCCCCGGCAAAAATGTTCTCGTCCAGTACTCAAAGCCGAGAATGTCTTCTTGACTGACTGGCAAGTTGCTTTCCCATATTGTTTGGATGATTTGTTTTTTAAGAGTGTTTGCCGGACTTTTCCACCAGCCGTCCCAGAACATGTACGGCGCGTAGCAGCTCGATTGTTCGTAGTGATATGAATTTAATTCAGTCGCGATCTTTTCTTCATCGCCCATAGTTTCAGGGAAAAAGGTAGCGTCATTGAGCATTTCACCGTAAAGGTCGTTTTTTAGAAAATTATCTATTACGATCATAAAGATCTCCTTATGTCTAACACTATCGAACAAAACCCTTTGCGAGTAAAGGATTTAGCCCTATATTGTACAACTTCTTTTGTAACTACTTAAAGTTAAGAGATTACAAATAAAAGCCTTATGTAGCAAGGGTTTTGCTAAGTTGGGGATTTATTAGAGGAAAGGACCTTTCAAGGCGTACTTTTCCTTTTTCTGGTCGATCCTGCGTTTGTTCTTGGTCGCGCGCTTGAGACCCTGCTGAGCCTTTTTGACGGTGTTCTTTTTCATAGAACGATTCTATCCGCTTGTATACAAAAACACGCGTTTTTGCGCGATTTAGGGCAAAATTGCACAGAAGCAAAAGTTTTATCATCTAAGCCTGTGATAGCAACGTGTATGCTTTTTTATAACGAATAGATGCTATTTTTCCGCGTTCCAAGAGTTATAATTCTATTTACTTCCTTTTCACTCTCCCGAGGAGAAGCCCACATGAAAAAACGCAGTCTATTGTTATTGCTCTTTTTAGGTACACTGTCTGTACCGCAAGTAGTAACAAATGAGAACAAAGTGAGCGCACAAGTTGCGTCGACTGTAGCCGAGTCTCAGACCTCATCAGTCTTTACCCGGAAGTATGGATTTGGTGAGCGTAGCGATCGTGTCCGTACACTGCAGCGCGCTTTAGGCGACGTAGTTGTCGACGGGGTCTACGGGAATAAAACCCGCAGCGCACATATCCGTAAACTCAAAGCGTTGGGTCTCCCAAGAAACAACGTCCCGTCAAATAAGCCAGTGCCTAGGTACAACATTTCATACGACAGTAAAAAGCGTTGCCCACAGTACGAAGCCTCATTTGCAGAGCACGGCTTGGTGCCAGTTGAAGTGTTTTCGTATATTGCTTGGCGAGAGTCGCGTTGCAATCCAAAATCAGTTAACGCTATTTGGGAAAACGGCAAGATTGTCTGGACCTTGAACAAAGATGGATCGTATGACTCAGGGTTGCTACAGATCAACTCGACGTGGAAGACTGTCACATCTCAAGTGTGTGAATCTGAGTTTGGTGACTTAAAAGTTTTAAGGACCCTTGACTGCAATCTTAGAGTAGCCAAGTTTCTTTTTATTAGCTCGAAAAACGGACTCGGACACTGGAGTGTCCGCAGAACAAACTAGGAGGAGATCATGAAAATCTCTATTGCAATGTTGGCCTATCAAGGCGAAGTATTTTGAGGACTTTGCTCGCCTATATGGTGAGCGGAATAATGACAATCGCGGGAGTGATTGGCGTTACAAATAGTCCTAACCAAAAAAGTTCCGTCGTCGGTATTGATCGCGTAGCTGAAATGCGTGTGCGTGAGGCGCAACGCGAGCAGGTTGTGTCACCTGTTTTTAAGAAACCAGACATCTTTCACGAGCTTATTGGCAAGAAAATTCCAGGGTTTACTTTTATGCTGTATGTTGCGACATGCGAAACAGAGCAAAACTGGGCAAACGGTGGCCAATACGCTGGCGGATTTGGATTCATGCACAAGTCTAATAAGGTGCATAAAGATTACGCCGCAGTGCAATCAACGTGGTTGCAGTGGGGTGGATGGCAATTTGCTAAGCGACCGCAAGACGCAACCTCAAAAGAACAAGCACTTGTGTTTATTCGCACGTTTGCAACGGGGTGGGTGC